AATTACAGAGATACTTTATATCGATCATGTGATATACAGCCGTATCAAGAAATGTTAAGTAGATATGCAGAAAAATGTAATAGCGTTGTTGAGATGGGTATTGGTCCATTTTATCTTGGATTAAATTCTACATGGTGTTTATTATATGGGTTGTCAAAGTCAGCAACAGATAATAAAAATAAGAAATACATATCAATAGATTTGGAAGATAAGAATACAAATATATTCACGGCAAAAGAAATTGCAGAAAGTATTGGTATAAATTTTGATTTCATAGTTTCAAATAGTATTGAAATAGAAATTGATAAAACCGATTTACTTTTTATTGATACAGACCATAGATACCAACATTTAATGAAAGAATTGGATTTACACAGCAAAAATGTTTCAAAATACATTATTATACATGATACATCAGGTAAATATGAAAGTTGGGAAGATTTGCCGTATGACCATGAAAATAGAGGAGATTTGAAAAATAGTCCAGAAAAGTATGGATTGTGGCCATGCGTAATTGATTTCCTAAAATCAAATAGTGATTGGGAATTAACGGAACGAGGACAAGATGGAAATGGAATGACTGTATTGGGTAGAGTAAAATGATATGTCACGTTTAGAAGAAATATCAAAAGAATACATAAACAGAGAATATCTGAACACCATAATAAATGGAAAAGATTTTTTTCCACATTGCTCTGTGTTGCAATCATTCTCCAAGAACTGTGATACCATATCGGAAATGTTATTAGTTCCGATACAACATAGAACAACTTTTACATGGTGTATGATACACGGTTTGATTTCAAACAGAAGTAATAATGAAAAGAGATTTGTTAGTATATCATTCAATTCTAAAAACAAGTTTTTGCATTATGTAAAAGATTTGTGTGAGAACACCAATGTCAAAACTGAAAACTTTGTTTTCGATGAATTTTCAAAAATTGAATATGAAACTGATATGTTATTCATCCACGTTGGAAAGAATGGAACTGATTTGATAGAACAGATTAAAATGAACAAAGATAGAGTTAAAAAGTATATTGTTATATTCAATAGAGATTATGAAATAAACTATACAGAGTTGAAAATCTTTGGAACAATCAGAAATGTTGAAGATAAAGTTGAAACAAAAATAAATAAATTTATTCGGAATAATATGGAATGGTCTATTGTTAGAGGTTTCAATACAGAATACGGAATGACAATTTTAGAAAGAGTGGAGTCTTAAAATGGAAAAAATATATTCAAAAGTGGATCCTGAAAAACTATTGCATATAATTGTTCGGAAAGATGATTTCAAACCAGGTAGAGAAGATATTGTTGAAGAAAATCAATTCATACAGTGCTCTATTCTACAAATGGAAAATGGAAAAACATTCAAACCGCATAAACATATATGGAAAGAGAGAACACGAAATGTTATCGCTCAAGAAAGTTGGATAGTTGTTCAAGGAAGTGTCAAGTGTATTTTTTATGATATAGATGATACACTAATTGCAGAGCCAATACTCTATCCAGGTGATGCTAGTTTTACGCTTGAGGGTGGACATAATTACGAAATCCTTGAAGATGATACATTAGTTTACGAATATAAAACTGGACCATACGAAGGTCAGTTAATGGATAAGGTTTTCTTGGAGACAAAATGAAATTTTCAAATGTTAAAATAAAGGGATCAAGTTCTTATCTTCCAGACACTATTCTTACGAATGAAACAATAGAATCAAGAGTTGATACAACAAGTGAATGGATAAAACAAAAACTTGGTATAGATGAACGCCGTATTGTTGATTGGGAATTACCATCGGACATGGGTTACAAAGTTGCATTGAAGGCACTGGCAGATGCAGGTATAGATAAAGAAGATTTAGATTTAATAATAGTTGCAACATCAAGTCCGGAAAAAATATCACCATCAACCGCATGTATAATACATAATAAACTTGGAATAAAAAAAGATGTCCCATCGTTTGATATAAATGCAGTTTGTTCTGGATTCATATATGCATTAACTATTGGTGCTACATTTATCAGTAGTGGTATGTATAAAAATGTTCTTGTTATTGCAACAGAAGCATATTCTAAAATAACAGATTGGAGCCATAAACATTCTGTATTCTTTGGGGATGGTGCCGGTGCAGTTGTTCTCGGTCAATCTAATAAAGGTTGGTTGTATAGTGAACTATTGGCAAATGGTAATGGAACCGGAATGACCGGTTTCAATCTTAATCCAGGTGAAAAATTTAACATGATAGGAAAAGAAGTTTGGGATCAAGCAGTTAAAGTTTTGCCACCATCTATAAAAAGTGTATTGGAAAAGACAGAAACAAACGTAAGTGATATAAAAATGTTGGTTCCGCATCAACCGAGTATAAACATATTAAAAATAGTTGCAGGTGAAGTTGGTTTATCTATGGATAAAGTAAAGACAGTTATGCACAAATATGCAAATATAGCCGGTGCATCTATACCTATTGCTCTTGATGAGGCAATTAAGTCCGGTGAAATAGTAAAAGGTGATAAAATACTTTTAACTGCAATCGGTTCTGGATGGGCATGGGGTTCTATACTTGTAAATAATGAGGATTGATATATGTTAGATAAATTAAAAAGTTGTGGCGATGATGTTCGTATACATGAATTATCTGTTATTACTAGACCAGAATTGGTTGAAGTTGGAAATCATATCGCAATAGATATGTGGACATATATTTCAACACAGGCAATTTTAGGAAACTACATACACATTGCACCAAGTGTTTCTATAATAGGTGGTGCATCTGCAAAAATAATAATGGAAGATTTTACAAACATAGGTTCTGGTGGAAGGATTGTTTGTGCAACAGATGATTTCAGTCAAGGACTGATTTCACCGGTAGTTCCAATACAACATAGAACTGTAATAAATTTGCCAGTTGTTTTTAAGAAGTTTTCTACTCTCGGTGTTAATTGTAGTGTATTACCTGGCGTAACACTCGGAGAAGGTAGTATCGTTGGTGCAAATTCAGTTGTAACGAAAGATACAGAACCATGGATGATATATGCAGGTAGTCCTGCAAGACCAATACGGCCGAGAGATAGAGATAGAATTTTGGAAAGTGCAAAAGAATTATTAGGAGAAATTTAATGAATACTAACTATTCAATAGACCGTAATGCTTTAGACATACCTTGGATTGAATCACCATTCTTTTATAGTTTATTAGAAAATTCTAATTTAACAGAAGAACAAAAGACTATGTGTATAAACTTTCACGAGAAGGGTTATGCCATAATTGATTTGAATTTGGATGATAGTGAAATAGAACCAATAGTAAATGATATGTATGATGCATTGAATGGTGAATCTACTGTATTTCATGCAGACCATTTTACATATTCTGATTCAAAAAGAATTTTTGAACAATGGAAACGGAGTGATTCTATTGCAAGATTAACACTACATCCAAAAATAACCGAAGCATTGACTACTTTATATGGTAAAGAACCGTTTCCATTTTCCACTATAAATTTCATAAAGGGTAGTAATCAACCTATGCATAGTGATGTCATTCATTTTCATACTGTTCCGAGTCTTTGGATGTGTGGAGTTTGGGTTGCGTTTGAAGATGTGAATGAAACAAATGGTTCATTACAGATAATACCAGGTAGTCATAAGTGGCCTGCATATGAGTATCATAATTTGAAGCTACCACATCCTGATACATTAGAAAATGGTGAGGCGGTAACATATAGACAATACGAACACTTTGTAAAATCTTTAATAGAAAATAGTAAAGTTGATCCATATATTGTTAAATTAAAAAAAGGTCAAGCACTTATTTGGGCAGCAAATATGTTACATGGCGGTTGTAATGTAGAAGGTGTTACAGACCTAAACAATACACGATTGACACAGGCCATTCATTATTTCTTCGGTGGATGTGAACAATACTATCATCCTATGTTTAGTGAAAAAACAAAGGCAAAATACGCAACTAAATGGTGCAATGATACTAATAATATAAAAACTTATTTGGGTGATTAAATATGTTTCAGATAGTTCAAGAATTTGAGAAAGAGATTGCAAGATTCTTTGGTGCACCATTTGCAGTTGCAGTTGATAGTTGCACTCACGGTATTGAACTTGCTTTGCGTTATACCAATGCTAAAAGGATAAGTGTTCCAAAACATACCTACATTTCTATTCCATTTCTTGCCAATAAACTCAATATAGAATTGGAATGGCGGGAAGAAGAATGGTTAGACTATTATTATCTGACTGATAATATAATTGATGCTGCCGTTTTGTGGAAAGAAAATAGTTACATTCCGAATACAATGATGGGTATTAGTTTTCAATATCAAAAACATCTATCACTTGGTAGGGGTGGGATTTTACTATTGGATAATGAAGCTGATGCTACTGAAATAAAAAAGATGTCTTATGATGGTAGATTGCCAGTTATACCATGGCGAGAACAAGACATATCATCATTCGGTTATCATTACTACATGACACCAGAAACTGCAAGACTTGGATTGGAAAAATTGCCAGATGCAAAAATTTCAACACCTAGACAATGGATTGTTTCTGATTGGCCTGATTTAACACAAATGAAAGTATTCAAAAATAATATAGGACTTTAACATGATTAAGAAAAAGGCATTCATAACCGGTATAGGTGGACAGGATGGTTCATATTTGGCAGAATATCTAGTGGGAATTGGGTATGATGTCTATGGAATAATAAGAAGAAACTCTACACCCGAACATCAACAAAGCAGACTTGATGGTGGTAACAAAGATATAAAAGTATTCTATGGAGATTTGTTAGACCAATCCAGTTTAGAAAGATTACTTTCAGAAATAATGCCGGATGAAATATACAATCTTGCTGCACAAAGTCATGTTAGAGTTAGTTTTGATATACCTCAATTTACTGTCCAAACAAATGCAGTTGGTGTTCTAAACATACTTGATGCTTATAGAAGAATCTGTCCTAATGCCAAATTCTATCAGGCATCATCATCTGAAATGTTCGGTAGTTCTGTTGATGAAGATGGGTTCCAAAGGGAAACAACTCTAATGAAACCAGTTTCACCTTATGGTTGTTCAAAAGTTTTTGCATATAACATTGTTCGTAATTACAGAAACTCATACAATCTTCATGCAAGTAATGGTATTCTTTTTAATCACGAATCACCAAGACGAGGATCTAATTTTGTAACAAACAAAGTTGTTAAAACTGCTGTTAGGATAAAACTTGGATTAGATGATTCATTGGAATTGGGCAACCTAGATTCGTTTAGAGATTGGGGACACTCGAAAGATTATGTTAGAGCAATGCATCTTATATTACAACAAGACACTCCTGATGATTGGGTTGTTGCAACTGGCGAAACACGTTCCGTTAGAGAAATGTGTGAATATGTTTTTTCCAAACTCGGATTGGATTACAAGGACTATGTTATTCAAAATCCAAAGTTTTTAAGACCAGAAGAACTACCTTATCTAAAAGGAGATTCTACTAAAATAAGAACCATGCTCGGTTGGAAACCAGAATATACTTTCAATACAACTATGGATGAAATGGTAAATCATTGGATGAATGTTTTTGGAGGAAGATAATGGAACGGATAAATGCATTTATGTGTAATCCAGGAAATTTTGGTGATAAAGAAGTTGCAGAACAATGGCCATGTTTTCCAAGTAAGTATTTACATTGGACTCCTTATGAAATGCAAGACATTGCAATTTGGATTGATTGCTGGGATTCACCATGTATAGAAGATATAAAAAGAACGGATATAAAATATAAGATAGCGGTATTGGTTGAACCAAGAGTTCTTGCACCTTGGCACTACCAATTTGTATTGGATAATCAAGACAAGTTTGATTTGATATTCAGCACATATAGAGACTTTGGTTCGGATTCATCAACACCGGAAAAGTTTAGATATTTTCCAGGTGGTGCAAGAACACTCATTCATCCAGAGCAATGGAATGTATATCCTAAAACAAATAATATAACTTCCATAATGTCTAATAAAAATTATATGCCAGGACATAACCTAAGGCATGAAATAAGAAATAGGCAATCATCCCTTTTAGAGCCAGTAATTGAATATAACAATCCAGATTTTAATAGTAAATTTTTAGCACTAAAAGATTACAGATTTGAACTTGTTATAGAAAATGAAGATGATATATTCTTTTCTGAAAAATTATTAGACTCAATGTTGTGTGGTTGTATTCCTATTTACTGGACAAATCAGGATACGTCTTATCTTGATATGTTTGATAAAGACGGAATAATCCTTTTCAAAGATGCAGATGATTTGTTTGATAAACTTTTAAGTGGAATCTTCACAGAAGAATTTTACAATAGTAAAATGGATGCCATCAGACATAACTTCGAGGAAGCAAAGAAATACATATCACTTGGAGATATGCTTTGGGAAAATGGTATCAAAGATTTAATAGGAACAAAATGAGTAATATAAAAGTAGTATACAGAATATCCGATGCTGGTTACAACAAAGTTAAACCACTTTACATTAACAATGCAAATTGTTTACAAAATGCAGTTAGAGTTTTTGGAAAAGAAAACTTCCAAGTGATTGCAGATAATGTATCGGAAGAAACAAAAAGAATAATTCGGCAATCGGGTGATATAGAAGATGAACAAATAGATTATGTTTCCGTTGGTCATGGTGCAGGAACTTTCAATTTGGCATTAGATTGGGCATTGAAACAAGATGAAGAAACGCTTGTTTATTTCCTTGAAAATGATTATATTCATAAACCAAATTCAGATAAGATATTGTTAGAAGGAATTGCATTGGGTGCAGATTATGTCAGTCTTTATGATCATCCAGATAAATACATTCCCGCAAATCGTGGTGGAAATCCATTTGTAGATGTAGATGGTGGTGAGATAACAAAGATATATCTATCTGAATCTTGTCATTGGAAATTGGCGAACAGCACTACCATGACATTTGCGGGTAAAGTAAAGAGTTTGAAAAGAGACGAAGAAATACTTCGTAAGTGGACAAACATGGGTGATTATCCAAGAGACTTTGATATGTTTTTAGAATTAAGAGATAATGGTGTTGCATTGATGACACCCATTCCAGGTCATTCAACTCACGGTGAAACCGCTTGGTTATCACCATTAACCGATTGGAGTCAGATATGATTAAATTAAATTATGATATAAATGAATATGATTTTCAAGAAAAATTCAAAGAATTATTTTCTGTAAATTCTTTAACTGATATAAATGAAGATGTTGCAGTTTTCCAAAGAGAGAACGATCAAAAAACCAATTACCATAAAATATATTATGAATGGGCAAGAAGTGATGAGTTTAAGAAACTATACAACACATTTATACGAGATAATGTATTACCTTTATACAAAAGTTCAATAGTTTATCAAACCATACCAACATTTAGAATTGCATATCAAAATAACATTGCTGTTGGTGAGTTTCATAAAGATAAAAATTATAGAGACGTTTCTTGGGCAGAAAAGGTATCAGAGGATAATTTTTTCTTACCAGTGACAGATGCATTCGATACAAACACAATATGGGTAGAATCATTTGAAGATTCAGGAGATTTTTTTCCTATGAATTGTAAATATGGTGAGTTCATAAAATGGGATGGTAGTAATTTAACACATGGCAATAAAATAAATAAAACAGGTAGAACGAGAATAAGTATTGATTTTAGAGTTATTTTACATGATAAATATGAAGAAAGTAATAACAAATCTATAAATACAAATGTAGAATTTAAGATAGGCGGTTATTACAGTTTAATTGAGGTATAAATGATTTCAGTAATAATACCATCGTATAAAAATCCAAAGTGTTTGGATATTTGTTTGAAGTCCGCATTGGAAAATCAAAAGTATGAGAATGAAATAATAGTTGTCATAGATGGATTCGTTCAAGAGTCACAACATATTATTGATGAATACATCAATAGAGTTTCTTTCATACCAATAGAGCAAAATTCTGGTATGCAATATGCCCTTAATGTTGGTGTATACAATGCCAACAATGAATGGATATTGATTGTTAATGATGATAATGTTTTTCCGAAAGATTGGGACACTATTCTTCAAAAAGATTTTCAAGATAAGTTGGTGATAACACCAAACCAAATAGAAAGAACACCAAGTATATTCAATTTCGTTACACTTGATTTTGGTGGAGTGGATAACTTTGATTTTGAAAAATACACAAAAGAAGAACAGAATCATAGAGAAGATATTTTAACAAATGATGGTGAGATATTTCCATTCATAATGCAGAAAAAATACTACATGGCTGCAGGTGGATTTGATACGATATACGATTCACCTTTTATCTGTGATTGGGATTTCTTTCTAAAATTGGAACTGATTGGTTTGAAATTTATGAGAAGTAGAAGATTAAACTTTTATCACTTTGGAAGTGTGTCTACTAAAAACGGTTCTGAATCCGATCGTTTCAAACAAAGTGAAATGATTGCAGCCCAAACATTTGAATACAAATGGGGATTTCAACCATTTAGAACGTCAAATAATTCACATTATCCAATCGGTAGAAATGTTAGAGGTATAAAATATGAATAAAGAAACTATACTAATTACGGGTGGTGCCGGTTTACTTGGATCAAGACTATCGGATTGGATAACAATTAAACATCCAGAATATACAGTAGTATCTATTGATAATCTTTCTGGTGGTTATATTGAGAATGTAAATAGTGAAGTTATATTTTATGAAGCAGACTGTGTTGATAGAAAACAAATAGATGATATATTCAATAGACATAAACCAACTTATGTTTATCACATGGCTGCATACGCGGCTGAAGGTTTGTCTCCATTCATACGATGCTTTAATTATGAAAACAATCTTCTTGCTACCGCGAATATAGTCAATAACTGTATTAAACACGATGTAAAACGATTGGTGTTCACATCAACGATGGCAGTATACGGTCATGGCAATCCACCATTTGATGAATCACACCAACCTGCACCGATAGATCCTTATGGTGTTGCAAAGTTTGGTTGTGAGCAAGATATACAAATTGCAGGTGAACAACATGGTTTAGATTGGTGTATAATCAGACCTCACAATGTATATGGTATTAAACAAAACATTTGGGATAAGTATAGGAATGTTCTTGGCATTTGGATGTATCAAGTTCTTAATGGTAAACCAATGACGATATATGGTGACGGTAATCAAGTCCGTTCATTTAGTTATATTGATGATTGTCTTGAACCACTTTGGAAGGCAGCTGTTGATGATAGGGCGTCAAAACAAATAATAAATCTTGGTGGAACAAAGGATTGTAGTATAAATGATGCAAATGATATTCTCAAATCGGTCATTGGATATGGTGAAACTATACACCTTGAACCGAGACATGAAGTAAAATATGCACACCCCACATGGAAAAAGTCTGTTGATTTATTGGATTATTCAGACACAACTTCACTCGAAGATGGATTAAGACAAATGTGGGAATGGGCAAAGGAACAACCTATGCGTGAACAATTTATTTGGAGTGAGTATGAATTGGATAAAGGGATATATTCTTTTTGGAAAAAATAGTGTTAAATGAAATTAAGAACATATTTATATTTGGAATATAACTTTTAATTTTTGGAGTATAGGGATGCATGAAATAGCTAGCACTCTTGTTGCAATACAAACACAATTAAGATTCTTTCATTGGCAAACTAAATCATACGCACGCCACCAGGCATACGGTGGAACATACGGTGCAATGGATGGTCTTATAGATAATTTTGTTGAAGTTCTTATGGGTAAGTATGGTAGAGTTCCCGCACTTCCATTCAAACTTTACAATAGAAATGAGAAAGATATTATGGCATTTATTGATGAAACCATTTCCTATTTATTGAATTTGGATAATGTTCTGAATCAACAAACCGATACAGACTTACTAAACATCCGTGATGAAATGGTTGCAGAATTTAATAAACTTCGTTATTTAATTACATTAAAGTAAAACTAATTCAAAGGTGGTTACTATGAGTGAACAAACAGAACTCAACAAAAATCAAGAGTCCAAAGGACTTGGCGATACTATTGCAAAAATGACTAACGCCGTTGGTCTTGATAAAGTTGCAGAATCATTGGCAAAGGCAGTAGGTAAAGACGATTGTGGTTGTAATAAAAGGCGTCAAAAATTAAATGATATGTTCCCATACAATAGATGATACCAAAAGATATACATAAAATTGCAGATAAGATGGGAGTGAAATGGGATGGGGATAAAAACTTTATGTCATGGTCCCACGATATTGTTGGTAAAAGACATCTTGATGATATGTCAGAGGTAGAGCTTATTATGATATACAATAGATTAAAAAACGGCAAATATCCACAATCTTTGAACAAAGATGCATGACATAAATCATATAACACCAGAACAATTATCTAAAATAATAAAACCGGGAGCGGCTGGCGTTTTAGCCATGACCACTTCCGGTGAATTTCTTTTAACAAAAAGGAACTCAAAGGCACATTATCTTGGTGGTTATTGGTCAGTTCCATCTGGTGAAGTGGATGTCAATAGTTTGGAATCAATGGAAGATTGTGCCCGAAGGGAGTTCTTTGAAGAAACTACACATCAAATCCCTCCAGATTCTAAACTGTTTTGTATAGATAGATACTTTGCGGATAATAGAATGTATTTCTTGTTCGTATACAAAGTCAAAAAACGTTTCTTTGTTAAGATAGATTGGGAACACGAAGATGTTAATTGGTTCACACGAGATAATCTTCCAGAGCCAATATCTTCACAAATTTATGATGCAATACATAGAATCTGATATTTATTAGTATGATTGATTTCAACAATGACATATTGATTTTATTAGAGAAATGGTCTCAAAAATACAAGAAATCCATAAATTGTAAAAGGCCAAAAGGATTTAGTCAGAAAGCACATTGTGCTGGTAGAAAAAAGAAACGAGGTAAAAAAATGTATAAAGAAATACAAGATGCGAAATACATAATGGATATGATGAAAGAAGATGTGTTTGGTCATCGTGTGACTCAATACTCACCGAAAGATACACTTCGTTTGAAAAATAAGGTTAGACAACCAACAACCGATACAGAAAAAGAAATGTTTGTTGCTATGGTTGAACCTATGATGAAAAGAAAAACATACGTTTCACCTGATAAAGATGCCTTCCTTGATTCATTTGTTGATTTAGATACCAGAGTTAGTCAAAGAGATTTCATGGATCCAGATGATGAAGGCGATGAATTGGATTATTTGTTTGGTGGTATTGAAGATATTTTAGATGATGATGAATAATTTGCTTTTTAATTTGAAATAATTTTAGTATATTTGTATATTCTCTTTAAGAGAATTTGGAGATTGTAATGAACCCAATAAAAAAAATCATAATCGAAGAAACTGCTAAAGTTTTAAGAGAAGTGAAAAATCAAAAGAAAGTAAAGGAAAGTGCTTCTAATTTATACGAGGCAATAAAAACTGCTCACGTTGTAAAAGGTGATGTTAAAAAATACAAAGTTGCAAAAAAACTCGTTGATATTAGTGAGAACAAATTCATAAAAGAACGCCAACATCTGAAAGAAAATCATTGGAAAGAAGATGAATCTGAAATGGCGAAGGCACAATTAGCTGCTATAATAGAAAAGTCAAAAGAACTTTTCACAATGATAGATGGTGTAACTCAATTAGAAGATTGGTTACAATATAAATTATCAATAGCGGAGAATTACATTGATGCAATTCATGGTTATATCAAATACTTTAACGGAGAAAATGATATGGAAGATAATGAAATGGAAAATGATATGGAAGATAATGAAATGGTATGGGATGATGTTGAGGAAGAAGATTATGATGAAGACGCAGAATACTATGACGATGAGGATGAAGAAGATTTTTCTGATTTCGATGATTTTGATTTTGAAGAAGATGATGAAGATTATGATCAAGATGATGAAGAATTTTCTTAATAAGTTAAACTCACGCAAAGTCAATATATGAAACCTTTTGTTTTTATAGATGGATGGAGATTTTTTTCTTCAAATGGAACATATATGAATATATCCGAAAAAGACTTAATCAATTATGAAGAAAATGGTTTAACAGATGATGAAATAAAATCCATATCGTATTCGTATCTAACATCAGACAACCTTTACGATTTTTCAAATATAGGTATACAATCTTATGAATTTTGATACAAGAACAATTTTGGATTTAATAAGTTTGAATCTCGAATTGAAAGAATGTTTGTTTGAAATTATTTTGAATGAACAGTCTTGTTTAGACGATCAAGATGTGTTTGATGAAAATGTTCTTGTAAATTCAGTTTCTCCTATAATAAAAAATAAACTAAAAGATTTCTTGTTCCGAAAAGAATTAACAAGTATGAATCTTGGAATACTTAAAGGCACAATAAATATAAACAATATAGACTACAAGTTTTTAATACGAGAAGTTACATCTTAATAAGGTTATAGTTTTTTATGAACAAATTTATTGATTTCCTATCCTATGGTATAGCAACACCAATAGTGTATGCTGTATATGCTGTTTTTGCAATTCTATTTACATTTGCAATAGGATTACCTATTGCGATTGGAATATATTTCATACAAATGTTTATTCATTGGATATTTAATGGAGGTTTTTATTATGCCAACGTATGATTTTAAGTGTGAAAAATGTGGAACAATCGAAGAATACTTTGTCCCATCTACAACTTCAACTCCTGAAAAATGCATTTGCGGGCAAAAAACAGAATTAACAAAGGAAAATTCATTCTCAAATAGTAGACCAATACTAAAAGGAACTGGATTTTATGAAACAGATTACAAAAAATAAAGTGAGGTAGTTATGAAATATCCCAAACACAGGATGGGAAAAGAGATTGTGGTAAGATTGGCACCACAAGTTGGCGTTATGGAATGTGAGTTTAGACATTTAATTAAAGCATTTGGACAACCAACGTTCTCCACAGAATCAGGAGATGACTTTGATGGAATAGAAAAAGTGGCATGGCATATTGAATTTGAAACAGGTCATGTTGCTAAAATATCAGATGTCAGACCATTTGGTTTACATGAAATGCAAATTACCAGTGTAAAAGAATGGAAAGTTAATGCTCACGATGAACAAGTATATGAGTGGATAAAGGAAAAGATTAGGGATGCCAACCCAATGGGTTAAAATATATTTGGTTCTTATCTATAAATTTATTATATTAGTATCGTTAATAATTCACAAAAAGGAGTTCAGACAATGAAGTATATCATTGCCTTATTTCTCGCAGTTGGTGTATTGACTGCGGGTGACACAAAACCACACCTACATAAATGTTGTGTTAGTGGTGGAAATAAAAATGCAACACTCGGTCAAGTGGTTGCTGGCTACAAGAATAAGTTTCATATCGGTATTCGTATTCCAAAAAGAGTTGCGTTATCCGTAGAAGAAACAAATAATTTGGGTGTATTGGCATATCCAAACCCAACGTTAGACGGTGTAGTATCATTCGGTATTGATAATATCGCATCAATACAAGTAACGGATGTATACGGTAGAGTGGTTATTCAAACTATTGGTGGTGTATCAAACACAATTACATTGCCAAATCGTGGGGTGTTCTATATCAGAATTACAACATGGGATAAACAAGGATATTCAACAAAAGTTATTTTTAATTAAACAATGAGGAAAAAATGAAACAAGTTTTTTTGGCAATCTTTACTTTGATTGCAGTCAATGCATTTGCAGGAACAAACATTCAGTATCAAGCACACGCACCTGCCGGTTCACCAACAGAAGCAAAGTTTTCTATTTACATTGCAGATAGTTCTTTCGATGAAAACTCACATCTTAATTCCAATGCACTTTGGTATCGTGAGAATGAGAACATTGAAATCAACAATGGTATCATCAACTATCTTATTGAGAATGTTGCAGATAACATTTTGATTGATAACTACGGTAAGAAATTGTTTGTGTATGCTTATGTAGATGGTGTATCACTTGGTAGATTACAAATTCGTAGTGTTCCATATTCACTTCTTTCAACATATTCATTGGAAGCTGCTGAGGCAAAACACTCACAAACATCCGATAAAGCTAAATTGTCAGATAGTTCAAATAAATCTGCACACGCAGTAAATGCAAACCGTTCACTAACTGCTGAATATGCAGATTCAACTGCAGTGAGTAATCGTTCAAATACGAGTGGATATTCAGATACAAGTAGAGCCGCTGGTAAGGCAACTCTTTCAGACTTGGCAACCTATGCTTCAACGGCTGCACACTCTGCTAAATCCGATACTTCATTCTATTCCTTGAACGGAAACCACGCTAATTATTCCGATACATCAGTATTTGCTTTTGATGCAGACCATTCCAATTTCGCATCCACATCCGCGTTTGCAACAAACTCTGCTCGTTCAGTTCTCGCAGATACGGCAAAAACATTGATTGATAACTCAATAGAACATCGTAACTTTCAACCCGAATCCGTTAGACTTTCATCACTCGAAGGTAGTTCAACTGCACCCGTTGGTTCGTATGCAGTCCGTGGGACTAACGGAATTTCTTGGGAAGTTAATCCACAACACAGAACAAGTAGTGTTCAAATCTATACCGCCGCCCCAACAAGTATTCCTGGAGATACAAGATGGATCGTCAGTCGTGTTGCGGTCGATTACAACATTATCGCACCTACAAATCCAGTTGTTGGTCAGCTCATTTCCATCTTCAATGGTTCAACTGCAAATCAACTTACAGTTAGGGCAGTGACATGGAATACTGATACTGCACTTGATTATACATTGTGGCCAAATCAATCCAGAACACTTTGGTTCAATGGAACCAATTGGGTAGTTGTAGAATAATCTCAATAACCATGTGTTAATAGAGTTACGAAGTCGCCAGATTATGTCTGGCGATTTCTGTTTATTTTGATTTTTATTCATATTTATATGTGGTAGTTTTTATTTTTACATTTGGATAAAGGTATGATCAAACTGAAAGATATATTGAAAGAAGATGATATGGGTGCCACAACTGGTCCTTCAAAAGCAGATGTCCACTACAAAGTAAATCATCCGATATTAACTATACTAACAATAAAAGATGATAACTCTGGATACTCTGGTAGTAACAGAGGAACAACCCGTATGCAAATAGTGTTTGGAATGAAATCTGGTGGAATGGCACAAATGATGGATTCAGATAAACTCATGCGTGACGCATCCATTATTGCAATGGATATATGTAAAAAGTTGGAGAACTACAACACAAGTTACAATTCAGGTAGACCAATACAAAAGGGTGATAACATAATAGTTCCTGTTAGAGTTGAACATTGGACAGGTGATTGATATGAAAGATTTAGTAAATGATGGAAGGACATTACAAGATAGTTTCCGTAAGAAACTATTGAAAGAAGATATATTTCAGGATCTTGGAATTGATCTTTCACCAAAGGCAAAAGAAGAAGTATTAACAAATAGATTAGCCAACAATCCTAGATATACAGCAGCAGTTCATCACGAATGGGATTTTTTTAGTGTAAATGAAAAGGAAGCTAAAACACAAGATGTTGCTTCTATGTTGGAACGATTGAGAAAGGATAGTTGGAAAAATACACCAGAAGATTGGGCTAAACTTCATGTAACAGAATTTTTTGCTAACAAGGAGTAAATACAAATGGACATTAGTAAACTGAAAGGGCAAATACCAGATAATGTATATGGTGAAATTCAATCAGTTATTGATACGTTTGCAATCAATACCGCAATAAGATTATCTCATTTTCTCGGTCAATGTGCTCATGAAAGTGGTAACTTCAAGTTCATATCAGAGAATCTTAATTACTCAACCAAAGGTTTGATTGCAACATTTCCAAAGTATTTCAAACAACCTGGATTGGCAGAAGCGTATGCCAGAAATCCTGAAAGAATTGCGTCAAGAGTTTATGCAAATAGAATGGGGAATGGTGCAGAAGGAACTGCAGAGGGATGGAAATTCCGAGGCAGAGGTTACATACAACTAACTGGTAAAAGTAATTACACGGCATTCGATGCATTTGTAAATGAAAACATACTTTCAGAACCAGATTTGGTTGCCAAGAAATACCCACTTCTTTCTGCCGGTTGGTTCTTTCACAAGAACAAATTGAATAGTATATCTGACAAAGGTATGTCTGAACAAGTGATTCTCGAATTAACAAAGAGAATAAACGGTGGAACAAATGGTTTACAAGACCGTATAAAATATACAACAAAGTTCGGTAAATTACTCGGAGTAATTTGAAATGACTAAAAATAACAATACATCACTCGTTAAATTACTAACAGAAGCTGCACCTGTAAAAATGAATGCAAATGAAAGATTCATAGAACAGTCATGGAAATCACTATCAAATAAAACGAAAGTATTTGAGACAATACCATTGATATATGCAGTTTCTAAAAAGGATGATTTAACTGCAGATGATATGATAGATTTGCTAAATCAATCTTTCGATTGGGATGATTCTGGAAAAGAATGGTTGATGAAAGTTTTGAAAAAAATACGTAGAGACGAAAAGGCATTTGATACTTTCAAAAAAATTGTTATAGCTGGAACTGTTGATCCAGGTGCACCAACTCTAAAAGAATTGTATAATGGTAAACCTGTATCGGGATTCATACATAAAAACATAACCAAATTCTATGCGAAATTAAAGTCTGTCTCAAAATACAATGAGAAGAGCAAGACGTTTACTGCAGATGTTATTTTGTTTTGGGGTCCAGTGGAAGTGAAAAATGTGTTTCAAGGTGATGTATTAAAAGGTATGAAGCCGGATGCAGAATCATTGATTAAATTAAAAGATGGCAAATCAATAATGGCGTGCGTTAGTTTGAAGGCACTCGAAGGTAGAGTCGGAAAAGTTACAGACTTTTTTAAGTCAAAGTTCGGTGATGAATCTGACATGAACGAAGGCGTGGTAGATATGTTTAAGAGTGCTGTCTCTAAAATAAAAGATGTATCATCTGATGTAGTTAAGAAAGCAAAAGAATATATGACAGACTTTACCGAATGGGTTAAGGATTCAACAGATGAAATAAAGGATGTATTTTCTCCCTCAAATGAAAGTGTGGCAGATGCACAAATAGAAGTAAAGGAAATGACAGAAGAAGCTGATGAAGTATTATTGGCTTTTGATGAAGAAATTGTTGAACATTTTAATAGAACAGGTAAACCAATCACGGAAGCAAGTGATGACGAACCTATACAAGTTAGTGTTTGTTTTCAAAATAAATTACTTGCATGGTATGCTAAGTTTGATAATAACAAAAAGAAATACAATACAACATTTACTGATTTTCAAAAAACAGTTTCAGAATATGCAACAAAGAATTTTTTCAGATTGAAGTTTGAATCATTGGCAGAAACCAATAGGGATTTCAAAAATGAAATGAACCGAATAGAACAGATGATGAAACGAGTAAAAAATGCTAAACCAAAAAGTGGTTCTGCATCTAATAAAAAACAAAAATGCACTCCTGTTTTTGAAGGATCAAAACCATTACAATTTACAAGAAAAGAATTGAAGAACATCTTAATGTCAAATGCAAATTTTGTTGCAATCGGAATGTTAAAACGAATGATTGATGGTTATTTGAAAACTACAAATAAAAAGAATACAAAAGAGGCAATACAAAATTTGGTAAAGTTTGCAACACAAATAAATGCAGAAGCAATCTTTGGGGGTGCATTGGATGTTCCATTGATAAAATACAATGGTAAATCTATTATCAAGTATGGTTCGAGAGATAATTACGAAGATACTCACTCAACAAACATGGTAAACTATTTTAATTCTGCAAAAACTATACCAATAATCGGCTTACGAATCGTTCCAAGTAAAGGCAAAACTGGTGAAATATCAACATATTATGGTATAACAATTTATTGTCTTTCTGATTACAAGGGAGCTGGAGGAACTAAACCAAAAGATTCAGATTTCATATACAATGTGATTCCATTCAAATGTAATAGTGGTTCAGATTTTACATTTGCAGTTGAAGCCGATAGTATAGTTGATGGAAGTAGAGTTACATCTATGTTTATGGGATAACAATGCTAGAATCGTTTTGGGCAAGTTTAGAGATAGATGATGTATCTGATTTGGGATATACGGAATACTCTCCGTATAAAACACAAGAACAAAAAGAAGATGTTTTGGAAAAGGTAGATTGGGTATTACTAA